CGAAAGCACCAAGACATATAACTATGGTTATATTGTTGGCACTGGATGCTCAGCTTCTTCTGTTGGTGTTACCACTGCAGGGTCAAATTATGTGTCTGATACAAATGTTTCAACATACAATATTATTGGAAATGGTTCTGGTCTCACACTAAACATAACTGCTTCATCTGGAGCAATTACTGCGGCATCAATCGTGAGTGCCGGAAATGGATATGCAATTGGTGATGTTGTCGGAATTGTAACCTCATCGGTTTCAAGTAATAGTGGTAGAGATGCCAGAATTACAATTACTGGAAACAACAACGGTATCGACACTCTTTATCTAAGTAACGTCCAAGGAGAATCGTTTACTTCAGATGGCACTGCAAGTCTGGTTTACTTTGATACATCTAATAATTCAGTTTCTCTGGCAGCAACATTTGTTAGAAGCTCCACGCCAGTTGGTTCCATTTACAGTGGAAATTTTGCCAAATTAAACCATTTTAATCATGGAATGTATGCTACCAATAATAAAGTTTCGATTAGTGGAGTCACTCCAAATACCGAATCTACTACGCTTTCTCAGTCGATAACAGCATCTTCAACATCAATTTCTATAGCAAGCACCGCAAACTTTGTAACATTTGAAGGAAAAACCGTTAACGGCACAAATCCTGGATATGCTATTATTGAAAATGAAATTATTAAATATGAGAGTATTGGGTCCGGCACTCTAGAAACTGTAACTAGGGGACAGTCTTCAACACTTTCTATTCCACACTCCACGAATACTCCTGTATATAAGTATGAATTCAATGGTGTATCACTCAGAAGAATTAATACAACACATGATATTAGTGATACTGGATTAGATATTGATAGTTATTACATTGAAATTGATAGAACTTCTAATGGAGTAAATAGAAATAGCGACAATACACCAACAGGATATCCACAATTGTCATTCTCTTCAGAACTGACTTCTGGGGGGTCTAAGGTTTTTGCATCAGAAAATATACAATATGATGCAATTATTCCATTTTATGATATTGGAACTCCAGGAGCAGAAACTTCTGTATTGGCAAAAATTAGGTCAGTTAGTGGCACTAGTGTTAGCGGAAATGAAGTTTCTTTCCAAGATTTAGGGTACGAAGATATTCAGATAAATTCATTGAATACCCTTTCCTCGTCTAGAATAGTTGCATCAAAAGTAAACGAAGATACTTTCTTAACTTCTTTACCTAGAAACAAATCATTTACAACAGCAATTACACTACGCACTAGTAATAAATATGTTTCTCCGCAAATATTTTTAGATACATCATTTACTGATTTTCATAGCAATAGAATCAATTCTCCAATAAGCAATTATCAACAAGATGGTAGAGTCAATTCTATCCTTGATGACCCACATGCTGCAATATACATTTCAAATACAGTAAGGTTATCTCAACCAGCGACTTCGCTTAAGGTTATTCTTTCTGCATATAGACATTTTTCTGCAGATTTTAGAGTTCTTTATAGTTTATTGAGGGCAGATTCTAGTGAAGTCGAACAATCATTTGAATTATTCCCAGGATATGATAATCTAACAATAGACAACAATAATGATGGATATCCAGATGTCGTAGACCCAGCAAATAATAGCGGATTACCAGACATTTTTGTACCAGCAAGCAATCAGAATCAATTCTTAGAATATGAATTTTCTGCAAATAATCTTGACCAATTTAATGGATTCACAATTAAAATTGTAATGTCATCTACAAATCAAGCATATCCACCAAGATTTAAAGATTTGAGAGGTATTGCAATCAGATGATGATACCAGTGAAAGGTCACCCAAATCTATATCGTGATGAAAATTCTGGAGCAATTCTAAATTGTGATAGTAATGCATATAATCAATATGTAAATAGTTTAAACAATAGAGAATCGCAAAAAAATGAATTGAATAAAATTAAGGAAGATATTGATGAAATTAAGTCATTACTAAAGGAGATCATTAATGGATCCAAATGAAATTACTCTCAATACTATAGATAAATTATTTGAGTATGAAAAACATTCACGTACTATTGATGAACTGAATCATGAGCAACTTAAAAATTTTTCAAAATTATATTGCAAGTTGTATTTGAAGCAACAAGAAGTTATTCAATCTTTGGGAGCACTTGAAATATAAATAAAAAGTAGAGCTTAAAAGAATAAATGGCTGCAGTATATGTAAATAATCTAGTCGTAAATTCTGGAGCCGATTTCAGTCAATCATTTACTTTAGAAGGATCCGATACAAATTCTGCTTTTGACTTGACCGGATATACCGTAGCGGCTCAAATGAGAAAATGGGCTGGGAGCACTACTTCAACATCCTTTACCGCAAGTATTGAATCTCCTCCAACAATCGGTCAAATTTTACTGCGTTTAACTTCGGCACAAACTACTAATTTAAAGGCAGGAAGATACATTTATGATGTTGTAATTACGGATGAATTTGGAGTCAAGAATAGAGTAATTGAAGGAATGGTTATCGTAACAGAAGGAGTTACTCGCTAATGTCCGATATCAAAGTTAGAGTTGGACAACAAAATGCCGTAAAAGTAATTTCTAGCATTTCCGGATCAGCTGGTGGTAGAGCCGTAACTGCAGAAAATGTAATTGGTGGCATTGGTTCTATAAGAGAACTTCATGTAAGTGGCATATCTACTTTTGTTGGCGTAAGTACTTTTAAAAATGATGTCTTTATTGATGGAGACTTAAGAGTTGGTGATGATTTAATATTTGACGAATTTACCGCTAGAAATGGTAGAGTAACTGGAATTACTACATTATTCAATTTAAATGTAACTGGTATTGCCACCGTCAATAACTTAAATGTAACGGGGGTTTCTACATTTGTAGGTCTGACAACATTTAAAAGTGATGTATATGTTGATGGCGACTTATATGTAAGTGATGACCTAAAGTTTGATGAATTTACTGCCAGAAACGCGATTATATCTGGAATTGCCACAGTATCTGGTGGATTATATTATGGACCATATTATACCAACGGAATGCCATATTTCAATTCCAGTGGACTAATGGTTTCTACAAATAGTCCACAGAATGGAATAGATTATACAAACTATATAATGACAACGGATAATAGCAATATTCCTACTTGGTCAAATGCAATAGATGGGGGTACTTACTAATGGCAAAACCAGCAACCAGACAACAATTAATTGATTACTGCCTAAGAAGATTAGGAGCACCTGTACTGGAAATTAACGTTGATGACGACCAGATCGATGATTTAGTTGATGATGCGCTCCAATACTTTCAAGAGAGGCATTTTGATGGTGTTGAGAGAATGTATCTCAAGTATAAAATTACACAAGAAGACTTAAATAGGGGACAAGCAGATCCTAGTGTAGGTGCTGGTATTGTTACCACAACGGGATCGGCTAATATCAGTGGAATTGGAACCACTACATTTAATTTTTATGAAAATTCCAATTTTATTCAAGTACCAGACTCAATAATTGGAATTGAAAAAGTTTTTAAGTTTGATACTAGCACTATCTCTGCAGGAATGTTTAGTATTAAGTATCAGTTATTTTTAAATGATTTATATTATTTTAATTCGGTTGAACTTTTACAGTATTCTATGGTTAAAACATATCTGGAAGATATTGATTTCTTACTTACACCAGATAAGCAGATACGATATAATAAAAGACAAAATAGATTGTATTTAGATATAGATTGGACTGCAAAAGCAAAAGATAATTATATTATTATTGATTGTTATAGAATTTTAGATCCTAATGAGTTTACTAAAGTTTACAATGATAGTTTTTTAAAGAGATACTTAACTGCTCTAATAAAAAGACAATGGGGTCAAAATCTAATTAAATTCAGAGGAGTCAAACTCCCCGGTGGAATTGAATTAAATGGTAGAGAAATTTATGAAGACGCTGAAAGAGAAATTGCAGACATAATGCAAAGAATGTCTATGGATTATGAACTTCCACCTTACGATTTTATTGGATAATAATGGCACTTAATCCTTTCTTTTTACAAGGTTCTGCAGGAGAACAAAGGCTTGTACAAGATTTAATTAATGAACAGTTAAAAATTTATGGAGTAGATGTAATCTACATTCCTAGAAAATTTGTCAGAAAGCAAACCATAATTAGGGAAATTCAATCATCAAAATTTGATGATAATTATGCGATTGAAGCATATATTAATAATTATGATGGATATAGTGGTCAAGGAGATATTCTTTCAAAATTTGGTGTAAATTTGAAAGATGAATTAAGTTTAGTAATTTCAAAAGAAAGATTTGAAGATTTCATAGCGCCCTTTTTAGAAGCGTCTGATGATGATGAAATTGTTCTTGCATCTAGACCAAGGGAAGGTGATTTGGTTTATTTTCCTTTAGGGCAAAGATTATTCGAAGTTAAATTTGTTGAGCATGAGGTTAATTTTTACCAACTAGGAAAACTTTACATGTATGAATTAAAGTGTGAGTTGTTTGAATATGAGGATGAAATTATTGATACTACCATTGAAGAAATTGATAGTCAAATTAAAGATGAAGGGTATATTACTACTTTACAACTTATTGGAGCAGGATCTACAGCCGTTGCTAGTGCTACACTAGCAACTGGATATATTCGTAAAGTCTTTTTGAATAATGACGGATATGGTTATACTTCTACACCTACGGTTGAATTTACATCAGCACCGGTTGGGGGAATAACTGCAAGGGCAGTGGCAATTACCACAAGTAGAGGTGGAGTTAAATCTGTAGAATCTATTGTTTTAATCTCAGCGGGAGCAGGATATACAGTTGCACCATCTATTGTGATTTCGGGCGGTGGTGGCGTTGGTGCTGCAGCTACATGCTCAATCGAAACCACCCAGAGCGGCATTTCCACATTAACAATGGTTAATTTTGGATCTGGGTATATTGTTTCACCAACAGTAACAATAAGTGGACCAACAGGTGCCGGAGAGACTGCTGTAGCAACTGCAATTGTAGGTACCGGACAAACGGTAGCATCTTTGAGAATAGCAAACCCTGGTGCTGGTTATACAGTTGCACCAACCGTAACAATTGCACCCCCACCAGTTCTTTCCGGAATTGGTAATTATATTTTCAATGAGGAAATATTTGGATCCATATCTGGAACTCGTGGTAGAGTCAAATCGTGGGATCTTGATACAAGAGTTCTTAAGGTGTCTTTTGTAGATAATGCTGCAACAAAAGAATTTTATCCAGGAGAAATTCTTGTTGGATCTGCGTCAAGTGCAATTTATTCTGTCCAATCATATGATACATGGGACCAATATGATAAATATAGTGAAAATGTAGAAATTGAAAACGCAGCCGAAGGCATCGTAGATTTTTCAGAATCAAATCCATTTGGTACATTCTAATGCTTGGAACATATTACTATCATGAAATTATCAGAAGAACTGTCATTGCATTTGGAACAGTTTTCAATGATATTTACATAAGGCACAAAGATTCCACTGGTGATAGTATAAGTGAAATGAAGGTTGCTTTGGCATATGGTCCAATTCAAAAATTTCTTGCCAGAATCCAACAGCAACCAGAATTAAATAAACCAATTGCCATTACATTACCCAGAATGGCATTTGAGATGACATCTATTCAATATGATGCGACTAGGAAAGCAAATATTACTCAAACATTTAAAGCATCTGATGGGACAAATTTAAAAAAAGTTTATTTACCAGTTCCATATAACATTGGATTTCAATTAAATGTAATGACAAAATTGCAGGATGATGCCCTGCAAGTAGTTGAACAAATACTACCTTATTTTCAACCATCATTCAATCTAACAGTAGATTTGATTGATTCTATTGGAGAAAAAAGAGATATTCCCATCGTTTTGGATAATGTATCATTTACTGATGATTATGAAGGAGACTTTTCAACAAGAAGAATATTAATTTATACCTTTAACTTTACAGTAAAAACATATCTGTTTGGTCCTATTGCAGATTCTACAGATGGTCTTATTCGTAAGGTTCAGGTTGATTACTATAATTCAACAGATACTGCAATAGCAAAGAGAGAGATGAGATATACACTTACTCCAGATCCTATTGATGCAAATCCAGATGATGACTTTGGGTTTAATGAAACTTGGCAAAGTTTTGAGGACTCTAAAACTTATAGTCCAACACAACAAAGGGATATTTAACCTAGTATGAGTAATACATTTGACAGTTTAGATTCTGCTCTTAATATTGAAAGTAATATTGTTGAAGTAGAAAAGGTAAAAGATGATTTAAAGATATCTCCTTTAAAAGTGGATGATATTCAAAAAGATTATGAATACACCAGAGCAAATCTATACTCCTTAATTGAAAAGGGGCAAGAAGCAATTAATGGGATAATGGAGCTTGCAGGAGAAGGTGGAAGTCCAAGAGCGTACGAAGTTGCTGGACAGTTAATTAAAAGTGTTGGAGATGTGACAGATAAACTTATAGATTTGCAGAAAAAACTCAAAGATGTTGAAGATGAATCTGTAAAGACAACTAATAATGTGACAAATAATGCAGTTTTTGTTGGGTCAACATCCGAATTATCAAAATTACTCAAGCAAGGTTTTCTAAATAATAAGGAATAATTTTACTATCCTAATGGGTTGGTCAGATAAATATAAAAAATCTATTGACTGCGACAATCCAAAGGGGTTTTCACAAAGAGCTCATTGTCAAGGTCGTAAAAAGAAATTGAAAGAGCAATTGAAACCATTTAAGACTGTTGAGCAAATTGCGAAGAAGCATCGTATGGAGGTTTCTTTCATCCAAAAGCAATTGGATATGGGTGAACCTATTGAGCATGAGCATACTAAAAATCATACTCTTGCTAAAGAAATTGCTCTTCAACATCTAGACGAAATTCCTGATTATTATACTCGACTCAAGAAAATGGAAGCATCCGCCAAAAAAGAACACAAAAAATTTAAGGATGTTACTGAAGAGCGAAGTGGGTCATTGCACCAGTGGTTTAAGGGATCAAAATCAAAAGAAGGAAAACCTGGTTGGGTGCAAGCAGACGGTTCTCCATGTGCCAATGATCCCGGAGAAACCAAAACTCCAAAGTGTTTTAGTAGTGCAAGACTCTCTTCTCTCAGAGCAAAAGGAAAAAAGGGAGAAGCAATTATTAAAGCAGCAGTGCGTAGAAAAAGACAGGAAGATCCGGGGCAACAGGCAAAAAGTGGTAGTGCAAAGCCAACGTTGGTTAAAACTTTTGCCAAAGGTAAAAAAGATCCAAATTACATTAAACCAGAACCAGGACTTAACGAAACGATGGAAATCAACGAAGCTCAAAGAGACATTAAAGGAAAGGGTAGTGGAAAAAAAGATGCCTGCTACCATAAAGTAAAAACATACAATAATTGTGTAAAGGCAAATGAGGAAATGGAAATGAGAAGATACTGCCCCAAATGTGAAAAAACAGAAACGAGAGCGGAATGTAAATATGGTCCAAAATATTGGGATATGTTTTCCATACCCGAACCCCTCTCTCCAAATCAAAAGAAATATAGCATTGCTACTGTGCATCCTGGAAATTTTCCAGAGTCATATGATCATGAGTATTCAATGGCTCGCTCAGAAATTTCCACAATTATTTCTGCTGCAAAAAGACTTCGTAAGAAAATGAAAGGTGAAGGTAATATTGAAGCGTGGGTTCAATCAAAAATTACTAAAGCGGCAGATTATCTTGATGCTGCAGCAGATTATGTAGATAGTGGTGAGATGCAAAAAGAACAGATTAGTTTTGAAATTGGTGCAGGTCATAGACAAGCACAAAAAATGGCAAAAATTAGAAATCTTGCCACAGGAAATACTAATTCTGGTGAAAAAGCAGCAGCAGAAAGAAAGTTGCAAGGTCCAAAACTCCCTCTTGCGGATGAGTATCATCTCAAGTCATTCTCTCAATTTATGGAAGACTGGCAATCAGTAAATCGTAAAGATAAGACTGATGGTTTAAGTCAAAAAGCAGTAGATGCTTATCGTCGTGAGAATCCTGGATCAAAACTCCAAACTGCGGTAACTGAAAAGAATCCAACAGGTAAAAGAGCAGGTCGTCGTAAAAACTTTTGTAGTAGGATGAAAGGTCACAAAGCAAAGAATACATCAGCAGAAACAGCAAGAGACCCAGATTCAAGAATTAACAAAGCCCTTCGTCGTTGGAACTGTAATTAAAATGAAATCATTTCAACAGTTTATTTCAGAGAGCATCAACATTGCCGGAGATTTCAATGGAAATCTTTACATGAATGCATCTCAACCAGAGGCGGCAAATGAATCTTTTCTTGCTGACGTAGTTTGGCAAGGAAGACTTTATCGTATGGAAGTTGAAGGTAAAATGATAGATAAAAATGAACTTGCTGAACAACTTCAGGGAGAATATCCCGGAGCAATAGTTCATAATATTTACCCAGCAACATCAAATTCTTTAAAAATTAAAGACGCACAACGATATAGACCAGAAAGATTATCTTGGAGTGATTGATTTATGGCACAGTGGAATAAGAGTACGCAGGACTTTCTAAATCAGGAAAGGACACTTTTTGAAGTTTTTAATATTGCAGATCACTGGGGTAATCAGACAGATTGGAGACCTCAGTTTTCCAATAACAACAGATTAAAAGTTGCTCCGTTCCAAACAGTATTCTTTAACACCTTTCAGTATGGTAAAGAGACTGATGTTTGGGATGAGAGAATCGTTGGAGTTGGAACTGCAACATTTAATGTAAATGCCAGTAATGTTGTTATGCAAGTTGGATCTACTGCAGGAAGTAAAGTAATTCGTCAAACCAAGAATGTGATGAGATACATTCCTGGTAGAGGTGCAACTCTTGCATTTGCAATTCGTCTTGATACACCACAGGTAGGTATTCGCAGAAGATTTGGATTGTTTGATGACAATAATGGTGTTTTCTTTGAGGATAATGGCGGAACATATTCTTATGTAATTCGCAGTAGTGTAACTGGAATTGTTACAGAAACCAGAGTATTCAGAGATGAATGGAATGGTGAAAAGTTTGATGGTAATGGGTGGACTGGAGTAACTGCAGACCCAACAAAACAACAAATGATTTCCATCAATTATGAATGGTATGGTGCAGGTATAATTCAATTTGCTTGGTTAATGAAGAATGAGACTGTTGCATCTCATACTTTTGATAATTCAAATACCAATCCAGGAGTTTGGTGTTCCACTCCTTTCTTGCCTATTAGAATTGAGATAGAAAATGTAACTGGTATTGCAGGAACTCATTACATCTATCAAGGTTCTAATTCTCTTATTCAGGAAGGAGAACCAGAGAAACTTGGAACTCTTTTGAGCATATCAAATCCCATCACAGGGACAACGATGCCATCCGCAAACACATTCTATCCAATTATAAGTCTTCGTCTAAAGTCTAGTAATTTAGGTGCGGTGATGCTTTTGAGATCATTACAGGCAGCAACTGATGATAATACAAATATCTATTGGGAACTTGTTGAGAATGCAACACTGACTGGAGGAACTTGGGTAAATCATCCAGATCCAAACTCTTTTATGCAGTATAATATCACTCAAACTGCAGTATCTGGTGGAAATCCTCTTTTGCAGGGTTTTGTAATTAATGGTAGTGGTGCGTTAGTTGATCTTGATATTAAAGCAGCACTTCAGTTAGGTAGAAGTGGCATTGGAACAATTAGTGATACTTATACACTTGTTTGTGCAAGTCCTAATACTAACAAAAAAGCACTTGCAGTATTGAACTGGATTGAACAGAGGTAAATTATTATGAGTGAAGTCTATTTGGGGAACCCAAACCTTAAGAAGGCAAATACACAAATTGAGTTTACAGAAGAACAAATTATTGAGTTCTTAAAGTGTAAAGAAGATCCTGTATATTTTGCAAAAAATTATATTAAAATCGTTTCTCTGGATCACGGTCTTGTTCCTTTTGAGATGTATCCATTTCAAGAGAAACTTGTAAGAAACTTCCACGAAAACAGATTTAATATTTGTAAGATGCCCCGTCAGACAGGTAAATCTACAACTTGTGTTTCATATCTGTTACATTATGCCGTATTCAACTGCTGTCCGAGGCGGATCCTATAATGTCATCTTTCTTGACGAGTTCGCTTTCATCCCGAATCACATTGCTGATGACTTCTTTGCCTCTGTTTATCCTACTATTTCTTCTGGACAGAGCACGAAGGTAATTATTGTATCAACGCCACGCGGTATGAATCACTTCTACCGTATGTGGCACGACTCTGAACGTGGCAAAAACGAATATGTACCTACAGATGTCCATTGGTCAGAAGTACCCGGCAGAGATCAGGTTTGGAAAGAACAAACAATTGCCAACACTTCAGAACAACAATTCAAAGTTGAGTTTGAGTGCGAATTCTTAGGATCAGTCAATACACTGATTAACCCCTCCAAGTTGAGAAATTTTGTATATGAAGATCCGATCAAAAGAAATGCTGGATTAGATGTTTACCAACACCCAAAGGAAGAAAATAATTATTTGATTACGGTAGACGTTGCCCGTGGTCTTGGCAACGACTACTCAGCTTTTATTGTCTTTGACATTACAGAGTTTCCATATAAAGTTGTTGCAAAATATAGGAATAATGAAATTAAACCTATGCTTTTTCCAAGTATCATTTACGAAGTAGCAAAAGGTTATAATGATGCTTGGTTATTGATTGAAGTTAATGATATTGGGGACCAAGTAGCGAGTATTCTTCATTTTGACCTAGAATATGATAATGTTTTGATGTGTGCAATGCGTGGTCGTGCCGGTCAAATTGTTGGATCAGGATTTAGTGGTAAAAAATCACAACTTGGTGTGAGAATGACTGCTGCCGTTAAAAAACTTGGGTGCTCTAACTTAAAAACATTATTAGAAGATGACAAGTTACTTACAGTTGATTATGAAATCATATCTGAGCTCACAACATTTGCACAGAAACATAATTCATTTGAAGCTGAAGAGGGATGTAATGACGACCTAGCGATGTGTTTGGTTATTTTTTCTTGGTTAGTCGCTCAAGACTACTTCAAAGAAATGACGGACAACGACGTTCGCAAAAGAATTTATGAAGAGCAAAAAAATCAAATTGAGCAAGATATGTCCCCATTTGGGTTTATTTCGGATGGATTAGAAGATATGGATATTTTTGTAGAAAAAGAAACAGGCGATAGATGGTTAGTTGCGGCAAATAATAATTCTATGGAGTCTATGGAAATTTGGAATGTGGATGAATATGGGGACAGATCTTATATGTGGGATTATAGGTGACTTTAAGAAGCAGGAATTTATAAATACTTTTAGAATATTCTGGTAACACGGAGAATAAAGATGCCGCTTAATTTAGCATCTCCTGGAATTGTAGTTAGAGAAGTTGATTTAACTCTTGGAAGAGCTACTCCTTCGTCAAATAAGAT